GGAGATGTAACTGCATTAATTACTACATTTAAGGAAGCGAGGGCTTTTTTTGGCATTTTCTTTTAGTTTTTATTTAATGATTTATTCATTTCTTTTATCTTGTCATCAAATGCAGATTCCATTTTGATTTTTTCTATATTTCTTTTTGCCTGTAATTTTGAATGTATTATTTTCTCCCACGGAAAGGTAGTAATTTTTTTAGGTTCTACACTTTTTTTAAGGTGAGGATTAATTATTACACAAGCCATCCATCTTGCTCGCTCCCATTCTGCTTGTTGGTTTTGTTCATATAGTTTTCTACTACCGATTTGGGCATTAGCAAAGTTGCGAGGTGTCATACTATAAAATTCATCTAGGTTCATATTTAATTCTCCAAATGCTATAGATTCCAAAATATCGAAGGTTATTTCTTCGACTTTAACTTTTTGACCTTTTTTTTTGCTGGTGCTGTTTGGTCTCCTAAATTGTGGCCCATATGCTGTCCGAATATTTCTAAGGCTCTAGTAAGTCCTCCCATATCCACATCTAATAAATCGCCTAGTTCATCAATTGATAATTCAAAATCTTGACCAGATTTTCTGCATCCTTCCTCTATTCCAATTAACACTAATTGTAGCGCTTGGTCCAGGTTCATATCTTGGCCTAGGTTCATTAATTTGTTTAAAGAAGTTCCTGTTGCTGCACAATATTTTCTTAGTCCATTAAAACCAAAGAATATAGGATATTTCTTATTTGCTATTTCTACTATTTCGTAATTCATTTTTTTTTTGTTAAAGGTTAAATTTAAAGAGTCCACCCCAGCCACCCCTTCAACAAATAAAAAGGCAGCCAGGGATTTCTCTAATTGTTATTATACTGCTGCTTGTGTTAATTCTCCAGTTCCAGAAAATGAAGCGCTCCAAGTTGAGGAGTCCTCGTTTGGTGTATCTGCTGACAAACTTGTCATAAATGCTTGACCAGACCATTCTATATCTCCAGTTATAGATGTGCTAAATTTCAAAGCGAAAACAGTTCTAGTAGTTATGTATGCTGTATATAATTCATTCATTGTTAATCCAGATACAACCGTGCCATCTAAGTTTGTAAAAATTAACATTCCTTCTACTGAACATTCCCAGTCTCTTTGTCCTTCTAATTGGTCTCTCCATCCACCACTATCTTTTGTGCTTGTATCTCTAAGATTGTGATTCATTGAAATTGAAGCAGAGGTAGCATAAGCTATTTTAACCCCTCCAGCATAAACTCCGAATTTTGTTCCATTAATTACTCCATCTGTTGCCATAATTTTTGATTTTTTTAGTTTTAATTTATTTTAGTTTTCAGTTTTTATCTTTTATTTAATTTGATGATATATATCCCATAGGTAAATCATTAACACCTGTAAATGATATTTTCATTGTGGTGTTGTCCTCATTTGGTGCATCTATACTAATTCCTGTTATGTATGCTTCGCCTTGCCAGTAATAAGCACCAGTTCCACCCTGCATTGTCAGTGTTACTCTATCCTGGTTTACTATTCCTAAAGTATAAACTTCATTTAGTGTTCTTCTATTCCAAGCTGGAGATGACCCATCTGCATAAAGATAGGCAAGTTTGCCTTCAAATTCCATAGACCAGCTTCTTATTCCTGGAAGCTGTGTTTTCCAGTTATCGGTTTCTCTGACAGTAATATCTCGCATACTTGTTTCTACAGAAAAACCCTCAGAAGTTCCAAATAAAATTGTTTTATAATCTATCGTTAATCTATAATATGCTCCATTAATTACTCCGTCCATTATCCAATATATAAAATTGCTATTTTAACATTAGCTATACTTGATAAAGTAAAGCTTACAATTCCTTCCGTTCCGTTATAAGCTGAAACAGGAAATGTACCAATAGTTCCAGTTCTATTTGGTGCTATTGATAGAGTGGCATTACTTTTTTCTAGGTCTCCATATAATGGGCTTTCTACAGAAGTTGTTAATGTTGTAACTGTTATAGTCACAGTTGCTTCGCTTGAATTCTGTATCAATATAAATTCATTACCACCATTATTAAATGTATTAGTGGTTACTGATACAGCATTCAGATTCGGTATTAATCCTGCTTCTATTATAGACTGACTATTTATTAATGCCATCTTTTTTTATTGTTTTTTTAGCTTTAGTTTTCTTTTTATCTTGAGCTATTGGTTCGCAGCCTTCTATTGCTATTAATTTATTATAAGTTGTTCTGTCGCAGTCTAGCTTTTGTCCTTCTTTAAATATACGACCAGTTGGAGTTTTGTAATCTTTTAATAATTTTATTTCCATTTTATTCTATATTTATCCAGCCGTTAGCTGGGTTATTAATAAATTCTAATATTGATGAATGAGTGTATACAACATAAGGCTCTATGCTTTCTGGCTTCTTATTTATATATTTAACTATGAATTCTGATTCATCTGTTTTGTATCTTAGCGTATCTCGAAATTCCACAACTTCTGCAAAGTTAATATTTTCTATATCGGTTGTTGGTATTATACAATATTTCATTTTATGTAGGGGTATCAGTTACTATATCAGCTGCATCCATATTTGTCATTATTGCTCCTAATGAATAACTCGGAGCAAGATTTGGAATGTTTGGAAATACTGCACCATCTCCCATTCTAAAATATGAAACCATTGAGCTTGTAGCGTATGGAGATTCATTTGGGTTTCCTGTTATTCCATTATTATATAAATGATTAACTGTTGCTTCATTTATTACTTTTTTATATAATATAAATTCATCAACTAAAATTTGAAAGTATCCAGAACCAGCATTTCTAGCTATTAATAAAGGAGAATTTCCAGGAAATATATTCCCATAAGTTCCGACTAATGTTACAGTTGCTCCACCAATAGTGGCATTTAATAAAGTCCCATCTATGTACATATTAAATCCTGTAGCTGTTTGTGATAAATCGTAAGTTATAACTATATGAGTCCATTGGTTTAATGGTAGAGTTTGGTCCGATTGGAAGTCTACATAATCTGTTGTTGAATTATTAAAGTGCAATCTAAAAAGTAGCTTATTATTAAATCTATTAACTATGCTCCATTCCTGGGAGTAACTTCCACCACTTCCAGGAATATAAGAACCAGTTTTGTTTATAAATGTTTGGCTTCCATTTGCATTTTTCTTAACCCAGAATGAAACACTAAATCCATCAGTTGATGCTCCTGGTGTATAATTTGGCGAAAGTCCACAATTTAAGTAATCATCAACTCCATCAAAACTTAAAGCGAGATTATTTTGCCAGGCATTATCTATATTTATTCTGTTTATTCTTAGCTTAAAATCCAAATGTTTTATATAAGCTCCGTAGCTGTTAAAGTCATCATCAAAGTCATCCACTGATGATTCAAAAATACAGGAGTCTAGTGATACTTGATATTGGTATGGTGCTTCAACTGTACCCCATTCTCTGTCTAGGGCTTGTCTAACTTGCACAGCTATGTTCTCAACTTGTAGATATGTTTTAGCAAAGATTGAAATCTGGACTCTGGTTGTATCAAGTATCGACCTTTGTCTGGTCCTTGGGTCTGCTGCTGTATCTATTGAGTCTCCTTTTGTGTCTAATGGTACAGAGCTTATTTCTCTATATACTATATAAGGTCCATCCGTTGGCTGTTGTCCTCTTAATGCAAAAATTTTATTTGCTGGGACTAATGCTGTTAGTCCTGCATAATTTATTAATAAGGGATATATGATTGCTCCACTTCTCATTATTTATAAACTCGTTTTAAGCCTTTCAGCTCTCTTATTAATACCTTTTCTACTATGGCTTGCGCTCCTTTTAATAAGATTGCTCCTGCGCTTCCTTGTGACTTATCCCAGGCTGGTCTCATAAATGGGTGAGGGTCCGTAGTTGCAGTTCCGTATTCTAGCATAGCTCCATAAAAACCACCACCCCTTTGAGAGTTTTTCTTTGCACTTCCTCCTGTTGCTTTTGGCCCTACATATAATGCTGGGAGTTTCCTGGATGCTTTTGTGCTAAATGCTTTTATTGATTTTCTCAATTGTCCAGTCTGACTGTACTCGTTATATTTTGAAAGTTCCCCTCTTGCCGATGCTATTATTGGTTTAGCAGCCTGTCTGAAAACAGCCATAAAAAATTTATTTTTTTTAACTGCATAAGGTATTCTATTCATAGCTGCTTGGAGTTCTCGGTTTCCTAATACCTTGCCTGCATTTATAGTTCCTAAATTCATTATTTACTATCTTTATTTGTTGCTGTTAGTTTTGTCATTTTATGCCTTCCATCTATCTGTGCTATTCCTTCTATATAATAATAGGCAAATGTTCCACTAGATAGTGTATGTTTTATCCTCCAGTTTGGCTGGATTAAATCTTTGTATGTTTCGTACCTAATATAGAAATCTACTTTTTGTTCTCCTACTTTTTGCTCTGCTTCATCCGTTTCCCTTCCTCCCTTAAATATCATATATGCCCAGATAGTTGCTACTCCATTTGCAGCTGCCCATACCTCATCCTGGATTCCTCCATAGTTTGCATTGGCAGTAAAAGTGTTGCTTTGTATTTGGACTGGTGTATCAAGGTCTCCGACTGAAATCATAAAGTTTGTATTTTAAATGGGTTCATTAGGTATTGTGCTGTCCTTGGTATTGTTGATACTATTTTACCTACTATTACTGATTGTCTGTTTTCATACATATCAGATACTATAATTTTTATTGCTTGTTTTAATGGATAGGGTATATCTGCGATTGTAGGATATCCCACTTTATAATGTCCATACCAAGCCTGGAATACATCATCAGTAGTTGGATTTGAAAATAAAGAAGTTCCATATATTCTTGCTGGTTGTATAGCTCCAACAAATTCCATTTGATTTTGAGGAAGTAAAACCCAAGCACCACCTTGATAATAATGTACTTTATTTACAAATTCTGGGTCTGCATATTGTGGACCTTTAAATAATATTTCTAAGTCATTAAAAGTATTTCCATATTGTTTTCCAGTTGTTGGGAGCAAAAATAAATTAGTAAATTCTTCCACCATTCTAACTGCTGCTTTTTCCAAATCAACAATATAATTATCATCATCACTAAAGGTAATTCTGAGGTGTGTTTTCAGTTCAGATGTAGTGATTATTTGAGTATTATGGTAATCTATTAATTCGTAATATTTCATTTTTTTTTACTTTTTTCCTAACCTAGTGATTTGCTTTTAATCAAATAACTCAATTGTTTAATACTAGCAGTTGTTAACACTAGCTAAATCTCTTAGAAGTCTTTAAAATAGCCTTAAAATCGATTTTGCTTTTATTTAATAAAGGAGGAAACCAGGGACAAATTGTCCCCAGTTTCGACCTATATTTTTTTAATTATGCTTCAATTAAATTTCCAAATGCAAGAGCATTTTGTGTAGCATCTCCATCAACTAAAGTAGTAGCGATTAGCGTTCCTAATCCTTGTCTTGACTTCGTATAAGGGTCATATAATAAATCCAATCCACCGAATTGTGCCAAGTGTACTTTAGAGAAATCTCCGAATAATGCCTGTGCTTTATTAGCTACACCTCCAGAACCAACATTGCTAGAAAAGAAACCATAGTAGTTATTCAATTCTTTTGTATCTGGATTCCATAATGCAGCAACTCCAGTTGTTTGTAATAAAGTTCTGATTGCAGTATATGCTTCTTTATTGAATAAGTAAGCCATTCTAGACCCTTCTAATGGTACATCATTTCCTAATACAAAAGATTCAAGTGCAATAAAATCAGATGCAGTGATACCAGTTGCAGCTGCACCAGCATCTAAAAATATTGATGTAGGTGCTCCAGCTACATCAGCAGTATTTAATAATGCATTTTCCCAAGTTGAAGCTATGTTAGCCGCCATATTTCTACGAATTGCAGCTTCTAGTCCAGCATTTTGAGTCATTGCTTCTTTTGATAAATCAACCACAGAGATTAATTTCTTTGGAGCTAATGTGATACTTGCTGTTGCACCAGATGCTACAACATCAGTACCAGAGTCCTCAGCTACCCAGCTAGATGTGATGTCCGAAACTACAGGAAATTTTTGGTCTGCAACTCCAGTATAGAAATTTGCTCCTGCACTTGCAAGTACAAGGTTTGCTTCTAATTGGTCAGTAAAACTTTGTACTTCTGTTGGGTTAGAAGGTGATGTTGTTACTGCTGTTCTTTGATTTAAGATTGAATGTGGGATAGCGATTCCTCTGTATGTTTGATGTGGGTTTTCGCTTCTTGCTTCCGTATCCATTTCTTTTACTAATCCTTCCATCTTGCCAGTAACGGCAGCTTTCATTGCTGATTGGAACGAGTAGTTTCTTTTGTCTTTATCTATAGAAGTTGAAACTGTAGCACCACTTACTGCTGCCGATACTCTCATTTCATTTTCCATTCTTTCTGCTCTTGTGATTTGTACATCTAAAGCATCAATTTCAGATAGTGTACTATCTACTTTTGTTGTTTCTGATTCGTTAAGATTTCTTGATTCTGTATCAGCAATGTTTTTTATTGCTTCTAAAGATTCAACTAATCCAGAACGAGTCTCTTTTAATTCTAGCGACTTTTTCATTTTTTTCTTTTGATTAAATTAATTTTTAAGTTTAGTAATGAGTTCTTTTCGTATAGTGTTTCTTGTTCTTTTCTTGTATTTTCTTTATCCATAAAATTGGACCTTTGAGCAAGTGCTAGGTCATTCGCTGATGGATAGGCTGGTAGCGATACTGGACTAACATCATATAATCGTTTGACTTTTTTGATGGTTCTGATATCTGCACCATTCTCTGCTCGTTCCCAAGCATCGCCATCTTTTCCAATTGTAAAAGCAAAACTTGACTGAGTGATGTTTCCTAGTCTCATATTTTCTTTTAGGTCTCGGCCAGCCGTTGTATTCGGTACATCGAGTTCATATCTTAGTCCTTGTTCATCTACGCTAATTCTTAGCGTTCCTGCACTGGTTCTTCCAAGTAGGAAGTTTGGGTCGTGGTTGAAATAAGCACGGACATCATCTTTTAAAACATCATCAAATGCTCCAGGCTGTATTTTTTCTCTAAAACCTCCTAGGTCCTCACTTAATGAATTAAACATCGCAGCGTGTCCTATAACCACATCCTTGCCTTCTTTTGTTGCTAGTCGGCTTTCCATATTAAAGTATCGAGTTTCTGATGTGTGTTTTTTATCCCATACATCAGTTTGGTCTTTTGCTCTATATTGATTTTCTTCATCATCTTCGAGTTCTTCTTCTTCTTCCTCATCTATTTCTTCCTCCACTTCTTCCTCTGTTGCTTCACCCATATCTCCTGGAGCTCTTATAACTTCTTCCTCCGAGATGTTTTCCACCGATTCGGTATCCACTTCTTCCTCTGTTTCCATAGTTTCTTCATCAGAAGCATCCAGGTCTTTTTCATAAACAATTGTTATAGTTTTTTCATCTTCGATGATTTCTACTATGTGTCGTTTTTTAATTTCTTTTGCCATATTTTTAACCTCAATTATTTTAATATTTTCATTTTTTTCTAATTCCTCAAATCTTTCAAAATAAGTATTTATATATGATTTCCATTCTTCTGGTCTTTCATTATTTGCTACAATTAAACATTCTTCTTGGCTTCTTTTAATGTATATAATTTCAGCATCTAAATCTTTAGCTAGATTTTGTCTAACTAATTTTAATGGAGATGAATTTATTATCCATACTTTTAATTCTTTTTCTGTTTTTAAATCTTTGTAGAATTGATTTCTCATTGAGAAAATATATTTTCTTACTTTTTCAATGTGTTTATGAGATAATTCTCCAGTTAAGGCAGAATGAACTTTATCAAAATCCCATACTACATCCCCTTTTTTTCTATTATTTTTTATGTAAGTATTTTTTCCAGAACAAGGAGGACCAGAAACTATGGTAATATTTTTATTAGGATTCTCCATTACCATTTTCTTTTAATGTTCCACCTTCTATAATGTCTGAAAGTGTGGCCATATTTAATTGCATAAAATGATTATTTCCACCATCTATTGTTGGGAGTTCCTCTAGTTTTCTTATTTCATCTATACTCATTGCTCCAATGTTTAGCATTGTTCTGTAGTATTCGCTTCGGTCCTTTGGTGTTCCTCTTAGTAATGCATTTACTACAAATTTAGTTTGTACTTTTCCTATTTCGTTTGCTCTGAATAATTTAGTGTTCATTTCTGATTCCATCATAACTAAATATGGCATCAATGAATACTGTACAAATTCTCTGCTTTGCTCAGAAATATTATTAAAACTGGATTTACTTAGGTCGGCAAGCATATGTGGAGGTAAATTATATAATCGACAGATTTCCTCTATGCTAAATTGCCTGGATGCTAAAAATTGCGATGCTTCATTTGATAGGCTTATCTGTTGAAATTTTAAACCTTCCTCCAAAACCATTGTTTTGTTTGAGTCTCCAATGTTTGTGTAGTTTTCCTGGAATGAAATTTTTAATCTTGTTATTGCTTCATCCGATAGGTGTCGGTCTGTAGAAAGAACCCCACTTACTTTTGCACCATTTCCGAAAAATGAATTTCCGTATTTTTCCAAGGCTAAGCCGTATCCTATAGCACTAGCACCTACATCAACTGGTGACATTCCTACCAGGCCATCTCGGCTCATAACTTTAAAATGTAGTATATCTTGGCTGTCAACAATTCCTCCACCTTCAAGTTCATAATATATTTTGCCATCGTTTTCTACTAGCTTTGTTTCTGTTGCCATCAATGGGATTAGTTCCACTGGCCTTGCTCCACCATTCCTTTTAATATAAACGAATGAGTTTCCTCTGGTTAATAAATCAATCATACATTTTTGAATAAATATATAACTGGTCATATTTTCATTCGGTTGTGTATGCAATAAATTATATAACTGATGATTGATTGCTTGGGATTTGTTTCCTAATTTATCAGATTCAAAAATTGCTAGTGGAAGCTGAGCTACTGATTCAGAAAGAATTCTTATTGCACCCCAAACAGCTGTAAAATTAAATGCAGTTTCATCTGTTACAATTATGCCAGAGCTAGTACCTCTGCCTGTCATTGCATTTAAAAAGTCATTATTTCGCTTTTGTATTTTTTCACCAGTACGACTAAAAACACTTTTCAGTGTATCAATTAAACCCATATAAATTTTTAGCTATTATTTGCTACAATTATACAAAAATTTTAATGCTTTACAATGTAGTATTGTTTCTTATTTTCTTGTTCTTTGTTACTCTAAAGCTATCATAAGATGCGTACCTTCTTTTCAAAAAGTGTTTTTTATATTCCCTTTCAGTTTCCTCATAGGCTTGTTCATAGTTTTTTGTTGTTTGGCAGTTCTTATGGAAGCGTTTTTCGAATCCAGCTGGGCTTAATAAAACTAATATTTCGATTGGTATTTTCATATTTAAAAACTTAAAATTCCTCGTTCATTATATATTGATTCGCCTGGAGATTCATCGGTCATCATTTCTCCCAGGGCCATTACTAATGCAATCATTCCATCCACTTTCTCAGATGATTTCTGTTTATTTATTTTTATGTTTCCAGCTGGGTCTGTTTGTAGTTGTATGTTTTCACATTGCCATCTTAAAACTGGATTATTTAAGTGGTTTATTTCTTTTTTTAATACCAGCTTTTCTAGTTCCTTTGTTGGGCTGCTCATTGATTTATAACCTTGACCGAATTGAGACATTGGAATCCCATCCTGCTGGCTTAGTTGTATAACTAATTGACTAGAATTCCATCTATCAAAAGCCACAGATTGCAAATCATAATCTTCAACTATTTTATTTATGTCCTGTCTTATGTATTCGTAGTCCTGCACATTTCCAGGTGTCGCTTTTATATATTCATCAGCTATCCATTCATCGTATGGCAGCTTATATTTTCTACCTCGTATTTCGGCAGATGCTTCTGGACACCAAAACCAAACCAGAACCACATCCTTTTGGTCCTCCATTGGAAAGTATAATACCAGTGAGCTTAAATCCATCGTACTTGCTAGGTCTAATCCACCCCAGCATTTTTTTCCTTTCAAAGTTTCCAGGTCTATGTCCTCATAGTTTTCCATCCATACCGAGTCGCTTATCCATTTGCTTATTGAAGTGGTCCACATCGAAAGGTGTAAACGCTTAAATGTGTTTTCATAACTAGGTAATTCAGCAGCTCTTTTAGCTTCATTTTTTAGGTATTCCTCACTGATTGAAACTCCAAGATTAGGGTTTGCTTTCCTCCAAGTTTCTGGGTCTTGAATATCATCCCCTTCTTCAGCTGCATAAATTAATGGTAGGAAAGTATCATCATTAATAATTCCATCTTTTACTTTTTGTGCATAGTCGTGAACCTCCCAGCATATGTTTCCATCTGTTTTGCTTGAGCCTGCCGTGGTCATTGTAAACAATAATGGTTGAGTTCTTGCTCCAGTTCCAGTTTGCATTGTATCATAAAGCTCCCTCGATTTCTGGGTATGCAATTCATCAAACAGAATTCCATTTGGATTATGTCCGTGCTGTAAACTGGCATCAGAGGAAAGGACTTTATATGTGTTTCCTTTTTGTGGAAATGTAATTGAGTTTCTAAAAACTTTCGCTTTACTACTTAGCATTGGGTCTTGGAGTATCATTCTTTTTGCCAAATCAAAGATGATTCCAGCCTGTGCTCTGTCTCCAGCACAGCTGAAAATTTCAGAACCGAGCTCTGAGTCTGCAAATAATAAATATAATCCTATAGCAGCTCCTAGACTGGACTTCCCATTCTTCCTTCCTATTTCACAATAGACCGACCTATATTTTCTGAGTCCAGTATCTGTATTTTTCCATCCAAAAATTGGCCGTATTAAATCTTCTTTTTGCCATTCCTCCAGTATAAATAATTTTCCAGCTAGGTCTCCTTTGCAATGTCTTATGTGAGTCTCAATAAAAGCAACAGCTCTATTAGCTGAGTCATCATCATAATAATATTTTTCCTTTTTACTCGAAGAAGTTGTACTCATTATTGTTTTGTATTAGTGTTGGCTGGTTTATTGAGCTACGAGCTGATGGAGTAAATCCAAATTGTGTTGCTATTTTTAATGCCCTATCGAGAGCATCATTTGCTATTTTCTGATGTGGAAGGGCCTGGGTATGTTTTAAAGTTCCATCTGGATTTGTAAATTCCTGGATTCTACCATTGATTCGGAGATGTTGTTCGGTTTCAATATGCAAACTGATTGCATTACAATAGGCTTCTAATAAAAGCAAATCGATTTGATGCAGCATTCTCTTGTTATGAAGTTCAGAACAAACTTTAATCCATTCATTTTTACCAATAACAGAAAGCCATTCTGGAGCTTTTGGAATATTTTGAACGAGTGAAACTGTCATTTCGTTCTCCATCATTCTCTCAGTCTTAACTGTTCCCTGCAATTCTTTTATTTTCGTTGGTATTTTCTTCCTCCCTCTTGTCATTTTACTCGTATTCGTTTGGACTCATTAGCCTAATATCTAATTCAGTCATTGCCCATATTCTTATTTGTTCTGTATATATTTCAAAATCTTTTGTGTTAATTTGAGCAGTAGATTCAATTTTATTAATGCCAATTTTTTTATCCTTGATTGTAATTAATTCCCATTCATTTAAAAATTTATTCCTCAGAATATCGTGCATTTCATTAGTGAAATATCCAAGAGAATTGGCTAGCTCCTGGACTATGCATTTCCAGTAATAATTGTTTTGTTTATTGCTTCTGGTATTTCGTTTTTTCTTTACCTCAACAAGATAATTATTATCTAAATTTTTTAAATAATCGAACAACATTTTTTTATCTGAATTGTCTAATATTAAAAATTTCATTTTGCAAATATATGTTTATTTTTTTATAGCTTCCCAAAAGCTACACCCCCCCAATACTTATTTGTGGGTTTGTGAACAAAAGAT